CGTTCTGTATGGCGTCTCCTTCGATCTTGGAGTCCTTATCGAAATGTCCCGAGGCGATGAGCGCCTCGGCGGCTTCGACGTCGAGTGAGAAACTGGACGAGTTCACGATCTGGGACATCGCGCCGGCGCCATATTCCATGGCGTCGTTGCGCTCCGCTCCCATCGAGGCGGTGAAGTGCCGGACCTGGATCGGGTTGCCCGCGGGGTCCTTCTCGCTCTTCACGGCGTAGTCTGGCCGGGTGACGAGCGAGAAATGGACGATGCCCGCCTTGGCATCGCGGATGAACGCGGCGTTCTCGGTGGGGTCGCCCATCGGCGGGATGAAGATCTTGAGAAACGCGGTCCCGGTCTTGCCGTTGTCCTGGCTGTCGATGCGCCCGCCGACCGTGTAGAAGTCCGAGGGCGGCCGGGAATCGTAGGTGTGTCCGCGCTTCGAGCCGGGGATGGGGCGATCCTTCGTGACGTTGATGAAAGACTTGAAGAAGCTGCCGTCATAGACGCCGCCCGACCCGGTCGCGGGAAAGTCGATGGCCTCGACCTTGAAGAAGGGATCCTGCCCGAAGTCCATCGCGCCGTTCGGGATCAGGGTCGGGACATCCGCGGGCGCGGGAAGCGCGGCCTTCGATTTGAAGTTCAAGAACACGAGGCCCTCGGGGGCGCCCGCGTTTTCGATGATCAGCATTCGTTTCTTCATCGCATCCTCCGCTAAGCCGCGGCCTTGTAGGTGCCCTCGTACCAGGCATCGAGATAATCGACCGAGCCCCCGCGCGCCCAGGACTTGAGATCGGAGAGGAAGCCCGCCATCTCGCGAAGGTGAGGGCGAATGGTGCAACCGCAGTTCGAATGCGGGTACGTCGGCACGGCGTCGGCCTTGTAGGGCCCCGAGGCCGCGAGGGACTCGCACTCGCAGGCCCAGTGGAGGCGCCCGAGCGAGAGCACCCAGTCATATTCGCCATCGCCCGCGGGATTGGACTCGCCGGCGAGGACGGCGGAGTCCTGGAGCGATGCCGAAAGCTCAGAGCGGACGAGCCGCTGCGCGCGCCAATCGAGGCGGCCGGGGATCCGCTTCGAGAATTCCGAGGTCCCGCGCTCGAGGCTGCCCCAGCGCTGTCCTAGGGCGACCTTGCCATCTGCCGTGTAGGCTTGAATGTCCTTCGCGATCTTGACCGGATCCCGGCCCTGCGCGATGCCCGCGGCAACCGTCATTTTGATCCGCTCGAGCCAGTCGCCGCGGACGCCGACGCCCTCGCCACCCCAGACGCGATCGCTAAAAGTGTAGCCATCGCTCCAGAGCCGGGTTGTGAGCGACTCGACAACGCGGGAGTTGATGCCCGAGACAATGCGGCCGAGGCCCTGCTTCGTGATCTTCGAGGCGCCGGCAAAGCGGGCAGCGGATAGGACGAACTCGGCGTCGACCTCGGGGAAGAGGGATCCGGCATCGGAGATGAGGGCCCGCGTTACGCTTTCCGTGCCCGAGGCTACGCTGTCCGCGGCGTCGAAGAGCTTGGCAGCCAGGACGCGCCAGCGCTCAACGGTGAGCGACGAGAGCCCGCGCTCGAGGGAATCGCCAACCACCCGGGCCGCGGACTCGCCGGCTCGCGTATAGACGTCGTGGAGCTTCGCCCGGGCAGCCGTCCCCATCTGCGCGGCCTCGCGACGGGCCGCAGCATAGCGGCGCGCATAGTCGACGGCCGAGGGAGTGGGCGCCTCGCGATCGTTCAGAACGAGGACGCTGCTCATTCGAGCGCTCCCTCGCCGCCGGATCCGGCATCGCCCTGGAAGTCAGCGAGCCCGGAGGCATAGTCGAGGCCAATGAACTGCTTGTGCAGCCCCATCTCCGCGAGGCCCTTCAAGAAGACCTCGTACTCGCCAGGCTTCGACTCGGGGAAGTTGAGTTGCCAGAGCGTGTAGAGCTGCTGCTTCGTGCAGGTTGCCGAGGTCACGAGGGCCTGGGCCGTTTGGGCGAAGCGGAGAAGGATCTGGCTCTTCATGTCGGCAGACACGGCCTCGAGGCGGTTCCAGCCCATCTCGAAACCCTTGTAGTTCTCGCCGCGGGCGAGGGCGAGGATCCGGAGCGAGCCCGCGATGAGCGCCTGCCAGGACGAGGAGAATTCCTTCCGCTTGCTCGAGGCGTAGTCTACGGCCTGCTGAAGCTGGATGTCAGTCGAGGCATGATTGCCGGTCGCCAGCGGGCCCCAGAAGAGCTCTGGAATGCCCGTGCCCTCGACTACCTTCCAGAATTTCCGCTCGAGCGCTTTCTCGAGGGCGGAGGTCGCGCCTTCGGAAAGGAACTCGTAACTGGTTGTTTCGTCCTTGCGATTGAGGACGAAGTCGTTATCTGCGATATCGAGGCCCGCGAACGAAGCCTCGTTGTCGAGCCCGTTTTCCTTGAGCCAGGTATCGGGGGACGCGACAGTCTGAATCTGCTTGACGCGGAATTTCGCGAGCGTCTCCGAGGCACGGAAGTCGATGTCGTGATAGTCCTTGAGGTCGCGGATGATGCGGGCGAAAACGGAATAACCGCGAAGGTCGCCCTCGTCGGCGTCGTTCGCGAAATTCACCGGGAGTATCCCCGCGATGTTCCGGGCCGAATAGTCCTGGACGGATGCGGGCCGCTGCCCGAACCACTGGACGGTGACCTGGGCGGGATCGAAGTGGCGCTTGCGCTGGACCATGATGATCGTGTTCTCACCCGTCGAGAGCTTGATCATCTCGTCGGCGAGGATCGCGGTCGGGCGCTCGCTCGAGACGTCGACGAGAATGTCGGCGATCGTCGAGTCCGGGATGGCCTCCCATGCGAGGGAGAGCTCGCGCGAGTCGAAGCGCGGCCAGCGCCATGCGTTGCCGGTGATGAGCGCGCCGCGGTGGGTCCTCGGGATCCTGTCGGCCATGATCTTCATGAGGTAATCGAGTGCGGCCTGGGTCACTTCGTCGTCGCCCTCAGCCCGCGGCGTCGGGTAGCCCATCATCTGAACGAGGAGGTTGATCGGTTGGAAGCAGAGGGGGGAGGCGAACTGGAGGCCGGAGGCGGATCCGTGGTAGAGCCCGCGGAGCATCTCTTCGTTGGCGGCATAGCCTCCGGTCATGTCTCGCGATGCCGGGCGCCGCGGCATGGTCTTCGTGGGCGTCTCATGCTCCTGGGTGCGGAACCAGGAGAAGAGTCCGTGGCGCTCGCTCATCGAGACCTCCGAGCCGCAAGGGCTGCGCCGGCGCGGGGATCGGCGGGGGGCGACGAGGTCAGAGCATTGAACCCTCCGGCCGCTGCATCCGCCTGGTCGTCGTGCCCGTAATCGCTCGGCTTGTCGGTGAGGGCGACGAGCTCGGCGATGAAGGCTTCATTCCAGGCGCCACGAACGAGCTTGACGTTCCCGGCCTGGACCTGCGCGGAGAGGGGTTTCCACCGCGTCATCTTGTCCTGGCGCGCAGGGTAGGCGCGGACGTTGAATCCCGCGAGCTCGCGGACGAGGTCCTCGGCCTCAGAGACGCCAGCCTGTCCCGGATCCTGCTCGATGCCGATCTCGACGCCGCGGCCGTCCTGACTCGCGGTGTTCTTGATCGCCTTCTTGACGCCAAGGGGGCGGGCGCGGAAGCGCTCGACGTGCTCGATGTAGAACAGGCCATCATGCGCGCGGCAGAGTTTCACGCCTGCGGTCCAGTCGGGATCGGGAGAGGCCTCGCTCTGCTCGGTCGCAGCGCGGTCCCAATACCGGATCGAGGCCGCAACGTCCGCCGGCGCGACGTCGACGGTCTCAAAGTCAGAGCGCGCGAAGATCATGCCCGCGCTTGCCCGCGCGTTCCAGTTGCCACCGAGGAGCTGCTCGCGCTCCCACCTGGGCAGGGCCTTGAGCTTGGCGAGGTAGCCGGGATCCCGCGCGAGACCGATGCGATTGTCGCTCGCGAGGGCCGGGATGAACGTAACCGAGAGAGGTTCGGCATCGATGCCGAAGAGCGCGATGAGTTCCTCGCGGGTATCCGCCCACTCGATGACGTCGTTGATCCTGACGAACCAGCGGAGGACCCCGGAGCGCTCGGGGATCGGAAGACCGGATTCGGGATCGATCCACCACGCGATGAACTCGCGGACCCACGAATCGGGGTCGGGGTTGCACGCGGCGCGGCAGTAGCCGCGGACGCCGGAGGTCGAGCGGTTGCGGCTGAGCATGTAGAAAAACTGGCGCTTCGTAAACTGGCAGAGCTCATCGAACAGGAGAAGCGCGATCTGCGCTGACTGCCAGTCGTGAACGGTATCCTCATACTGGAGTTGATGGAATCCGATCTTGGCGCCCGAGGGCCAAACTGCGGCGTGCTCAGGGCTCGAAAGCATCCGCGCGCCGACTTGGGTGTACAAGTCGGTCGCTGAGTCCCAGCCTGCGCCCTCGGCCGTGATCATCGGCATCGTGCGGCGGAAGTACACGGCGCCGAAGGCGGGGTTGTTGATATGCCTGAGAGGCTCCATGAGGAGCCCGAAGGTCTTGCCGCCGAAGGCAGCGCCGCCATAGATCGCGATGTCTGCGGACGAGCTCAGGAATGCTTCCTGAGGCCCTGCCTGCGGGCGGATGTCAGGCACGGGGCTCCGCCTTCGGACCATCGCCGCGGCTGTTGTCCGGGAGGTACACGTTCACAGACTGGACTCGCTCTAGGGTCTCGGTCTTCTCGACCATCGAAGCGGCGCCGACATTCGCGAGGGCACGGATGATGAACGCTCCGCGGGGCCCGTCCTCCCTCGAGAGGGTTCGGCCGGCGAGGTCGAAATACATGGCGCGCTTTTCCTGCAGAAAATTCTTGACCTCGACGAGCTCGGGGAACTCATAGATCCGCTGTCGGCGGATGCCGTTCAG